TGAAAGCTTCAAAACAGAAGAACTCAAGAAAAAAGGGGCAGTTCCACAACCTACAGAAACAGTTCAACAAAAAAATGCCGGTGCAAACAATGCAATTAGAGCAGCACTCGGTAGATAAGGAGATTTAATTATGGCAACAGATGTAAACATTATTTCACGTACTAACGCAGATGCGTTAATTCCTATAGAATATTCCAGAGAAATTATACAGAATGTTCCGCAACGTTCGAAACTATTACCATTAATGAGAAGATTACCCAATATGTCAGCAAAACAAAGAGTCTTACCTGTTTTGTCAGCATTGCCGAGCGCATATTTCTTGAATGGTGACACAGACCAGAAAAAAACAACAAATTCAGAATGGGATAAAATCACTTTGACTGCTGAAGAGCTCGCAGTAATTGTACCTATCCCTGAGTCTGTTTTGGATGATTCCTCTTACGATATATGGGGAGAATTAAGACCCCAAATTGAAGAAGCATTTGGGGTTGCTATTGATGCAGCTATTTTAAACGGTACAAATAAACCTACTTCTTGGCCCGAGGCAATCGTTCCTGCCGCTATTGCCGCAGAAAACAAAATTGAAATAGGTACAAATACAGACTTGGCCTCAGATATCATAGGATTAAACGGACTTATGGATTTGGTCGAGTCAGACGGTTACAGAGTGAACGGATTTTTTGCCGATGGCACAATGGAGGCCAGACTTAGAGATTTAAGAGATAAAAACAATCAGCTCTTATATATGCCTAGTTTAACATCAAGTGTCCCATCTACAATGATAGGTAGACCAATAGAATATGACAACCAAGGTGTTTTTGATGCAACAAAAGCTCTTATGGTTGCAGGCGATTTTACTAAAGCTGTTTATTCTCTACGTCAGGATATGACATATAAAGTCTTAGACCAGGCTATCATCCAAAACACTGATGGCACTATTGCATACAACCTTGCACAACAAGACATGGTAGCATTACGCTGCGTAATGAGATTAGCTGTACAAATTGCTAACCCAATTACTCGTAAAAACGCAACAAGCAGCACACGTTATCCGTTCGCTGTATTGCAACCGAAAGCTACAACATAATTAGTTTAGCCCCCTTTTCTAGGGGGCTTTTTAAGGAGTTTACATAATGGATAAACAACTAGTAGGTGAATTACCTGATATAACAGAATCATCAAATGATGATGAAATTATGGTTATTACAGATTCACAACACAACCAGTTAAGAAAAGAAAAAATATCGAATTTCATAAAGGACTTAGTTTCAAATGATGAAAACAACGGTATCAAGCTCGGTACAGATAATAAATTATTATCCGTTGATGCATCAAATGCTGATAATATAACGTCAGGAATATTAAACCCCGAAAGACTCCCGAATAGCGGGGTTACAGAGGACACTTATGTTTATCCCGATAGTATTACAGTAGATAAAAAAGGCAGAGTCACAAAGATAACAAACGGAACACCTGGCGGAAATAATGCCGACAAAGACCTTTCAAACATAACCGAGGCTGGTAAAGATGTAATAAGAGATACAGCAGGCTCTGGCTTCTCCCTCTTCGACGTGGTAGAAAAAGACCACATCTTGAGCTTTGAGGAGTCCAAGGGGCTTGCGCTACAGGGCTCGTATGTCTACAAAGACGCTGTGCCGGGGTCTAGGTACGGGTACCCTGACTTTTACAACAGGTGTGTGGAAGAGTTTGAGAATGGCGGCAACACACTTTTATCTATAAAAAACAATGTTAGCTTTGTGGGTGCACCTGTCGTGGACAACGGGGTTTTAAGCGAGTTTAGCACGAGCAGCTATGCAAGCGCTTTGACCTTCCCCACTGACGAGGATTTTGATTTTCAATTCAAAATCAAAACAGGCGCTGACATATCAAGCGAGCAAGAAATTTTTGCATGTCCTACAGCGAGCGGGCCTGCCCACAAGTTTTGTTGTTTATTAAACGTAAACAGTAATAATCTTTGGATAGGCTTTAATGGTGGTGAAGGTGTTTGGTCGTATGGTTTTGCAACACCTGCTCAACCGGAAACTGATTATATTGTCAAAGCAGTTTATTCAAAAACCAATAATACATTGCACGTGACTATGTCTTTGGCAAATGGCACGGTATTGCTTGATGATACAAAACAGGTTGACGAACTGTACGATATAAAAGAGGCAGTTATCGGAGTAGCCAAGGACACAGCAGGTACTATCTTCAACCCATTTAAAGGCTCTGTGGATTTGAAAGAATGTTATATAGAAAGCAACGGCCAGCGTATCTGGAGCGGTGCCTCGGTAGCCACAAAGAACCCTAACGGACACATCTTCTACGACATCGCAGACAAAGCCACTGTTGATGAAATCTTTTCTCAACGCGGTGAGGCGTGGTTTTACGGCGTAGATACGGAAAATGAAAGAGTATTTTTACCCAGAGGCACACGTTCACAGTACACTGTAAACACTGACGAAACAGGCGATTATGTAGAAGCAGGGCTGCCGAATATCGCGGCTAAAGACTCAATTGGTTTTTCAGATGACAACCCGACAAGTGACCTTCCTCCTTTTGTATTTGATAGCGTAGTTGGAAATTCAAGTGGGGGACCGAGTGGGGAAAAAAGATTCAAGTTTGATGCTTCTACGGTCAATACAATCTACGGAAACTCCGACACAGTACAGCCTTATGCAACAAAGAAACTTTTGTACATTGTAGTCGGCAATGTAAAAGTGCAAAGTGCGGCTTCTGATGTTGTGGATGTTACTACAACAGAAAATGACACTGTGCCGTTGTTTACAGGACAGTATTTTGACTTCAAACCTAACAATGTTTCTTGGTTAAAAGCTAACGAAACCAAAGCTAGTGGTGGGATTTATACATCTTGTTATAACAAATTGGTACAAGCATTAACCCCTGACAATAACATTTTGAATATCAAGGTTATAGACGTAGCTCATATGGTATCTGGTACAGATTATAGCTTGTATTGGAAAGTTGACCAAGATAGTATGAGTTTTACTTGCCCTATCAGAACAAAGGATAGAGTATTAGCAAAATCTTATGTTGATGGAACAAATTGGTATAACTGGTATTCTGATGGTTGGATTGAACAGGGCGGAACAGCCACAAACTGTACCAATAATACTACTGTATCATTTTTAAAAAGCTTTTCTACTACAAATTATTTTGTAACTACTCAACAAGAGAATGACCAGAATGCTTTAACTACAGATGGTATAAACAGGATACGAGCAAAACAAACTAATCAGTTTACATTTAGCGACGCTAATGGAGATAGCAAGAAAACAAACACTTGGTACGCTTGCGGATATGGTGCGATTCCACAACCTAGTGAATATGATGAAAATATCAATCTCTACTTCAAGGTGGCAAATGCAGTAGAGAATCTGGATATGCTCAACGCGGGTGAGATTCTTGAGGAATTATCAAACAAAACAGATAAACTCCAAGCCGCCACCGCATCTATGCCCAGCTCTAAACGAATAGAGTTAATTCTCGGTCAAAGCGGACAATTGTACCAATTGCCAGCCGATGGTTATTTATGTGTCAACAAGCTCGCTACTGCCAGTAATCAACATGTGTTTATGCAAAACAGAGCAAATGATGCACTGGATATTATCGCGATATCACCAATAGCAGGGCATACCTGTTGTGTTTGGTGTATGGGTAAAAAGGGTGATTTTATACAGGTAGACTATAGTGCAGGCGGAACATTATACGATTTTTGTTTTGTATACGCAGAAGGAGCACAATAAATGACTAATTATTATATAGAACAAGATAGCAAGATAGTTTTGTTTGATACAGACAAAACAAAACTAGAAAATACATTAAAATTTATGCCTCAATACAGAGGCTTGCCAATACTGGAAACCCAACGCCCCATTATCGATTATCAATTTGCAGATACCGAACAATATATAAATAAAGAGCTATCTCTTGCCAAGCAAGCAAAGCTCAACGAGGCCACAGACAAAGCTTATTCTTTTGAAAACAAAGATGCACTCATCACTGTCAGCGCAACAAACATGATGAGCAGAAGCTCTGAAACTTACCATATCGAAGCAACGCTGACAAACAACATCAAACTGTCAGCTTACGCTCAAGCGCTGGATGAATCAGAAACGTTGCCGTGGAATACAAAAGAAAACGTCAATGTTTTGTTAAATAAAGCAGCGTGTACAACCCTTACAGGCCTAATGAGCCAATTGAACGCGAAACTCTGGACTGTGGACTTTCCGACCTTCCTCGCACAAATTGAAGCGGCGCAAACCGTTGAAGACGTTGAGGCTATTGAGATTGTTTACCCTAACCCGCAAGAGGTTATTGATGTGAATATACCCCCGGCAGAACAAGAGGAGATACCAGTTGAAATTACACCCGATACAGACGTACCCGAAGTTCAAGAGGATACCAACATTTCGAAAGACCATACAGGAAAGGTTGAAACAGCATGATTCAAGAAATAATACCTTACGCACCACTAGTCTTAATGATAATTATGTTTGCAATACAGTACCGTATCTTTATGACTCCTGCGGATTTTCAGCGAGAAAAAGCAAGTTTTATTCAATATATCGCTGACCACTATGTCTCTGATAAAACGTACAGAGAAGGGCACAGAGAAGTACAGGAACAGTTGCGACAGCTTAGAGTTGAAGTAGGCGGAGCACGAAGCGATGTTAGCGACATAAAAACTCTTTTAATCCAAAAGGGGGCGCAGTAATGAACAAAATAATAATCCACTGGAGCGCAGGCGCGTACACACCTAACGCAACAGACCTTGAACACTACCACTTTTTAATTGACGGTGAAGGTAAAAAACACAATGGAAAATACAAACCCGAAGATAACGAAAATTGCAACGATGGCAAATATGCTGCACACACAGGAGGAGGCAATACAGGCGCAATCGGCGTCAGTATGTGCGCTATGGCTGGCTTCAACTCTGCTGCTTCTTGTGGCAACTATCCTATAACACCCGTTCAACTTGAGGCGTGTTTCAAGCTCTGTGCCGAGCTTTGCAAAAAATACAACATACCCGTTGAAAACGTTTGGACACACTACGAGTTTGGAATAAACC